ATGTATGTAACAGAGATATATTGTTAGCACATGGAGATTTCATCAATGGAGCTGGAAGTGGTACTGCAATCAATAGAGGTGTTAGTAACATGCGAAATGTTATGGCATTCCAAAAAGGATTGAAAGATGAAGTTATACAGCTACAGGATAATATTCTTGATGGAGTACCTGAACGATTTGAATCTGCGTTGATAGGTCATTTTCATAGAATAGATGAAATAGATATTGGAACAGGAGCAGTTCACATATGTGGTTGTATGAAAGGTGGCGATGAATTTGCTATGCAACGAGTTCAAGCTATCAATAAACCAAGACAACTAGTGCTATATTATCATCCAAAATATGGGGAAATCGGAAAAGAAATCATATATTTAAATAGATATGATAATTCTAAGAAACAATTTAACGATATATTACCTGATGTTTGGTCAAAAACTTTTAACTAATTAAGTTCAATTTAGTATAATAGAGTATGAATCCTATTGTACTACAACAATATAGACAAGCTGTGATAACTGCTATCCAAGCGACAGTTCAAGAGATATTTACTAAATCTCAAGAGAATTGCCCAGTGGTTACTGGTAATTTAAGAAATTCAGGAGCTGTTACAAGTTCTAATCCACAAGCAGGAGATTATACAATATCGTATAATATTAATGATTCCGCCCCATATGTTCAATTAGTTGAAGAAGGTGGATATGTTAACAGTTATGTTAGGAAAAATGCAAGAACAGGAAATGTACATGCAGTACAAGGATATCCTGTTGAAGGCAGATTTTTTATAAAGCAAGCAATAGAAGATGTATTTAGTGGACAATATAATCTTTTAATAACTAACGCAAATATAGGTAGTCAAGGGTACTACGTTAATATATAGACAAAGGAGAGCAAAATGTCAGATTTAGAAGTATCACAATCTCAAGAATGGATCATCGCAAGACATTCTAGAATGGTGGGAAAAGTATTAGATTTAGTTGAAGCATCTATACCAGAGGGAAAACAATGCGAAAAACTCAAAAAATTACTACAAGTTCCCTTATATGACTTTAGAAATGAGATGTTAAGGTTAGAAAACGGAGAAGTTGATACTAATTTCGTTGAATAATACCTATATTTTTTTATATTTATACTTAAATTAGTATAATAAAAGTGACTATAAAATTATAATGTTTTATACTTAATTGTAAAAAGGTCGGAGGTGGCTTAGACCAACCTTTTTTAAGGTTAAACATAAGTAATTTTTTATAAATTAAACCTTAAACAAGGAGGCTATAAATGGCTGATGAAATTCTAAACAGGATTGAAAAGCACATGGAAGGTACGTCATTAGGTTTGGCGGCTCTTGCAGAAGTGCTTCAGAAAATGGATGGAAGAATGGACGCAGAAGAGGCGTATGCTATAGAAAAAGCTGAACAAGAAAATGCAGCTTATCAGCATGCTAGCTTGGTAAAGAATATTGCTAAGTCAGTACTAATAGAGCTCGCAGACCAAGGTATGGATGTAGACGGCGAAAAGGTGAAAACCGTAGGCGGTGGAGATCCAACTAAGGGAGCGACTGCTACACCTAATTATGTAGGTGAGTCAGATGATACTTCTGAGACCATAACTCCTTCGACTAAAATAGAAGACCAACAGGCTTCTATACAAGCAGAAGATGATGATGACGATGAAGATGAAGAAAAAGCTTACATGGGGAAACTCAAAAAAGCAGAGCATGACGAAAATGGGGATGAAGAAGACAGATTCCCTAAAGACGAAGAAGAAGAAAAAGCAATGAATGGTGATGATGATGACGAAGATGATGATGATGATGTAGAGAAATTACAGAAACAATTAGTTTCACTACAGAAACAAATTGCATCTTTAGATATATCTAAGGCTGTAAAAGAAGAATCCGAGACAAGACTACGAAAAATGGGATTCAAGGAAGAGAATGGATTACAGAGACCTCAGTTGACTAACGTATTTGGAGCTGATGAAACTCCAATTAAGAAAGCTCAGACTGTAGATGATGTAGTCGATCAATTAACAAACTTGTCTTACAAAGAACTTAGAAAAATGCAAGAGTTCAAGAGACGAGGAATGACAGAAGGTTTGCCTGACGAAATTGCAAATCTTAGTTAAACTTTTTATAAACAATAAATAAAAATCGGGAGATAAAAATATGCCTTCATTAAGTGAATATATTGCTCAATCGAATAGGGGACTAAACCAGTCCGTATTCGGTCCTGAGTACCTTACAAAGGCGTTTAATGCTGCGAACACTGGAACTGCAGATGCGATCTATACGACCACATCAGCGGATAACGTGTTTACTTCTACTTTTGGTAGAAAAGTTTGGCAGTCATTAAACAACCAAACTCGATTTTTCAACGCAATCCCAAGAACTGTTTTCGGTAATACCGTTGGTTGGAGGGTAAGAACAGATAGAGGTACACAAAGGTCTCGACCTATTACAGAGACTGGTAGTCTACCAGACATCGATGTTTCTAACCTAGAAACAATCTCTAGCTTGCCTAAGATTGTATCAACTTCATTCGGTGCTTCTGTGAAAGCTATGTACACTGCCCAATTAGAAGGTGGTGTTGGTGATGTTTTGGCGTTGGAAAACGAAAACGCACAACTTGATCATATCAAGGAAATGAACCAAGAATTGTTACTACCTAACACAGTTGGTAACATAGCAGTTGGTTCAGGAACTGGTGATGCTAACGTGACAGATGGAACTAATCTAAGAATTGGTGACACTGTGATGTTGGTAGATGCTGGTTCAGCTACTGCAAACACTCCAGCAATTACAGCTATTTCTAGTAATGATATCACAACAGGTACATTATCAGGAACTCCAGCTGCATTGTCAGGTGGTGCTGTTGCAGACAACCTATCTGTTCAAACTAGAGCAGGTTTAACATCAATTGATGATATCGTTTCAGTTAATAACGATGCAACAGTTGGTAACGCTGGTGTTAAGAGATTCGCAGGAGCTTACGACTTAACTACAGCAAACAGAACATCAGGAACTTTTGGAGCTGCTGCTACTGTAAAAGGTAATAGTGGAGTTGGAAGAGACTTATCTCTAAACTTACTTGATGACTGTATTCAATCAATAAGAACTAATGGTGGAGAGCCTAAGTTAATCCTTATGGGTCACGACCAATACTTCAAATTGGAAAGATTACTAAACTCACAGCAAAGATACATGGGACAGGAAGAGTACCAAGTTGGTGTAGGTTCTGAAAAGACCTTCCCCGGAACTCGAACTGGTCTAGTTCTTGCTACTTACCAAGGTATTCCAATACTGCCAGATGCTGACACTACTAAGTCAGAAACTACTGCAGGTGCAAAACTAGGTTCTAACATCTACGTTTTGGACACAGACTACCTTGAAATCGCTGTTGCTCAACCTACTCAGTATATTGAGAACAGAGATTACTTCGCAGCTGACGCACTTGTAGTCAGAGGTCTGCTTTACACAATGGCAGAGTTCAGAGCTTACAGGTTTGACGTACAGGGTGCGATTGTTGACTTAAACACATAATAGTCTTATATGCATGGGGATAGGGATTTACTTGTCCCCATGTGAATAAGGGAGAAATAGATAATATGGCAAAACATACTTTTACTATGTCAAGTGTAACTCCAGATACTAGAATTTTAGCTAGGTCTGCGTTAGGTTATGACTGGAACTATTTCGCTGATGATGAAACTATTATATTCGGTACAGATAGTGATGCTACAGTTGCATGGGACGGTGATTCCCTAAATGTAACATCCTCTGCTACAGAACTATCAGGTACATTGTCAGTTGTTGGTGCAACTAGTTTAGGAACTACAGAAGCTGTGTCAGCTGGAACAGGTATCACTACAGGTACTGGTACAGTTTACAAATCTTCAGTGGTGAAAGTTGGTGGTTTATTTGAAACCAACATCTACATTGACCTAACTGGATTAAACTCTAATGTCGCTAACGATATTATTGGTAAAGATGCAACAGCAAATTCACATATTGGACAGATAACTGCAGCTGTTAACGGTACTATCGTTGGTGGATATATGCAATGTTTGGAGACACCAACAACTGGTGAACCAGATATTGATTTATGGTATGCTGACGAAGCTACTGGTACAGAAGATGCAGCTATCTCTGGTTTATCTAACCAGACTGCTGTTCTAGCTGCTGGTGCAGATTGGACAGTTGCTGCAAATGTGAACATGAGACCTATAACTGGTATGCCCGCTGCAGATAAGTATTTATACTTAACAGGTGGTGGAGGCACTACTGATGCTACATACGATGCTGGTAAGTTTATAATTAAACTTTATGGAACGTAAACATTAGTTAGGTCTTTATGAGAGGTGATTAAAAAAGTGACTGACAAAAGTGATATTCAATTAGCAGTCTATATGGAACGCTTGGATAGTTATATTCAAAGTCAGACTGAATTAAATAAAACTTTATCGGCTGGATTTAATCGCCTCGATGAAGAAATAGAAGAGATAAAACATTGGCGAACAAAAATCTACGGAGCTAAGGCTGCCTTAATTACGGTGGGCGTGTTGTTAATACACTCTGCTATTGTATTAGGCAGCTTCGTAGGAATAATGACTTGGCTAGAGAATAATTAATTAGGAGAAAATATATATGTCAATTACAAACGATTATTTTGACTCAGCATCATGGGAAACTTGGCAATCAGATCCAAGTACTAGAACTGCTGTACAACCATGGGACAGATATGTACCTTTTAGTGGAACAGTAGGAACAAGTGCTGTAGATGTTATAAATATATATTCAAGTGCATATTATGATATAGACCAAGGTAATACTACAGCTAACTTAGAATTAGCAACAAGTGGAAGTCCCGGCATAAATAGAATTTTAAACCCTTCAATAGAGAATGCAACTATATCAGAATTTACAGCAGACGGTTCAGCTATATCAAGAAC